GTTTTGCGCCTAAGACTGAAAGGGAGTTTCACACTCCCTGTGACTACGACCTCGTTCGATACGGGTGTGGTCAGCCGATGGGCGCTCTGTCATCATGGTCAGGAATGGCCATGGTACATCACCTATTGGTTCAGTATGCAGCGTTTCTTCAGTCGGAGAAGTTCTACTCAGATGTCTTTGCAAGAGACTATCTTGCGGGCATCCATCCTGAAAAGATTAAATCAGGGTGGTTTCAGGACTACCTCATCTTGGGGGATGACTTAGTTATCTTCCATGAAGGCATAGCTAGAGAGTATCTCCGGCTAGCTGAGGCTCTTGGGATCAAAGTTGGTTTATCTAAATCCTTCATTTCCGAAGGTGGGTTTATCAACTTTGCCAGCCAATCATATGTGAATTCCACAAATGTTTCTCCTCTAAGCTTTAAAGAGTTTATTGGGGTCGACTCTCTTGCTTCGCGGGCCGAACTGGCTCTAAGAGCAGGAAGACGAGGTTGGTTTGATCTGACATCTTCTAAGTGGATTGCTCCGCTTATGAAGATGTTCCTTAATGAGAGGATTTGGACACGAGTTCGTGAGAACTTGAGCCAAGGGCACTCTCACCCAGTGGTATCATGGATCCTTTCGGTCCTCTTGGTCCCTGGAAGTCAGCGATTCGCCGACTCTGGGCTTCCACGAGTGTCCATAAAACACACCCTATCAACAATGTTGAAAAAGAGTGTTATTTGGACTAAACCGTTGAAGGATCTAGATCAACTTTCCGATGAATGGAAAGACTGGGGCCCAATAGTAAAAATTCTATTGGGAAACGTTAATTCCGTCTATCGAGAGTTTCTCGAGAACCGGAAACGTTTAGAGTCCTTCGAGAAATGGCTCAATCTGACGATGTCAGTTGAGGGCGAAGATCTTCTTCGAATTATTATGTTCGAACAAGTCTCCGAGCGATTGGATAAGTGGATCAAGGAGTACCTTGTACCCCTTAAAACACTACAGGTAGTTTTAGGACTACCCGCTGTCCAACCCCATATTCTCGAAATTGGAACTGAAATGACTCTAGAGGAGGTTACCACACTCATTACTAAGGCTGCCGAGGCGTTGCCTCGAATTCCTCAGTATGAGTTATTAGATGCTGCCATTGCGGAACTTCGTTCTGCTCGTGGCTCTAATATTGAGAGAGAGGTTCAGGCTTTTACCCGACTACTCTCCCTCACTGGTAATGTTGAACACCTGCATTCCTACACAGCTCCTGGTATTAGAAGATCTACATCGTAAATCTCCTCTCCCAAAAGATGAGTAGGAGTGTCCACTCCTTTAGGGAAGGTATATTAACCCTACCTCCCTGGGCCGTTTTGTTACTTTACGAATAAAG